CTGCGACTGCAACATAAAGAGGTAGGAATAATCATCCAACACTATTAGCCCATCGCAGGATATAGACCAGTTAGCCACGTCCGGCCGGCTCTCCTGAAACCATGCGGAGTTGATGTTGGTTACCTCCATCGAATTGACTGATACTGATAACGTGCAAGTTCTTGCACACGCAATCAGCGTATCGGTATTGGCTATCGAATTGTATTTATATACATTTAGTTTCTGTCCGGTTACTGGTGTCATATTATACGCAATTTATACCCATTGTTAAGTTAGCTAATCCGCTGATAAGTACAGGTGTGTAAATTCTTGCACATACCGAAGCACCTGGAGCAACCGTTACCGAAGTAAACCAAATACCATCGCATCTCTGATAAGAACCAATCCAGTTAGCAGCCGTATTATTAGTGTATTGCTTACAAATTGGAGTTGGTGTTGTTGCAGGTGTGTCAATCAAGGTGTAAGTAAGAACCGCATTCGATACTTGTAAAGCTGTTCCGGAAATCACATTTTTTGTAAAGTTAATTGAACATGAACCCATGATGAACCTTGCAGCGTTTATACTTGCAAATGATGTCGGGTCAACTACTCCAAAATTGTGCAATAACCCTACAATATAATTTCCTGATTGATTGAGCAAATTATATCCGGTAAATGATATGTTAACCTGGGGAATTGACAGGATATTAAATAACTGTGAATATAAAAGGTTTCCCAAATTTGCATAAATATCACTACCTCCAAACCTTTGATAGTTTCCTAATGGTGCGCCTCCAATATCAAGATTGAGTAATGTTTGCACTTGTACCGAACTATCAGCAGGAAATGGAAGTCCTATTTTTGTACTCAATTCTTTTTTATACTGATTGGTAGTTGTCTGATTATATAACCTGCGCTCATCAACAATAGATGGCTTTGCAGTTTTTTTAATGTTGGCTATAAATGCCTCATTTATGCCTCCTGATTGAACCCTAAATTTAAGAGTAAGGAAACCACCTTGCGGAACTGGAAGCGTTGTGATTGTCCTGCTTTCAAGTGATGTGCCGTTAATATCATCATCGTAATAATTAGCCGATGTACTCCATATTGAATTACCTCCGGATTTCTGATAATAGTAAACGGTAGAACCTGTATCTACTTTTATTTCAATCCTCATTGCTCCTGTTACTGCTGCCTTTATTTGGTATTTAATTTCCAATATATCGCCTGTACCAACATCACCACATGAATTTGCTTGTAGTTCAGTTTGTGTAGTACCTGCAATCATGGTAGCGCCATTGATACCGCTATTGCTATTCATAACAAATGATCCACTTGTACCTATTGTCCGTGTAAAGAAATCAGGAACACCACTTGTAATGATTGCCATGTTTCCGTTCATTACACTATTATCAGGGAAGTCAATAGGGCCTGTTAGTTCAATATATTGATAACCTTTTGAAATTGTTTTGTTCTGTGTATTTTCTATAAAGAAAAACGGAGTTAGTGCATCGCTTTGATATGGCCTTATAGTCCGGTTAATGTTCACCGTACTTAAAGTATCAGCAGTTAATAAATTGTCAGTTCTAAATACCCGTAATGTATCTGATGCCCTTTCATTTACCGATGTTATCCACCACTCACCGCTTGATTGATATATCTGCAATCCATGTGCTTGGCAAATAGTTTCAAGAACTTCATAGCATGATTTATAGGTATAGTCAGCATTGTGCCAAACGGATGGTAAAATATACGTTTGCCGGAGGTATGATTGTGCAGTATTTTGAAATTGAGCGTAAAAATTTACTGCACTATTAATGTAAATAGTTTCAGGTGTACCGATTGATACAAGGCAGTTTCTAATAATTTGTATTAATGTCTCTGCAACATTTATGTTAGCACTTGTAAAGCCATAAGGTGTTGATTTAAGTATTGCCAACCCATCAACACAAATGATATTGACAAAGTTTCTGCCCGTTGTGAATGGAATTGACAAAGTATCCATCAACACGAACCCCTGCCATACAAAATATGTAGTTCCGTTAGCGTATAGTTTAACGTAGTACTTTTTACTATCCGTTGTAAGGAAGTCAGGCAATGGGCCGGCAAAGTCCGTGAAATCTGCTTGAATAGTTAATGTTGTGGGAAGAACTGCCTGAAATGGATCATCACCGGATGCAAGGCAATCTAAAACAAAGGGATCTGCCCCCGTATTTACGTTGTAGGTTGAACCGGTATAATCATTCTCCCAAATTTCAGCCGTATAGGTTAATCCTGATTTGCTTACTGCTGAAAATATGTATTTCTTCCCGTATGCCATGTTAGGTTGTTAATGCTCTGAATGTGTTTGTCCTTTGCTGACTTAACCAAATATCCTGACCGGATATTCTGCCTTCTACTATCACCCTACTATTTCCCCCTCCCATTTGCGATGCGGAGGCGATTATTGACCTCATTTGGTCAGGCCTTACAATATGCTCCGTTCCGTGTAGCATTACAGGATAACCCGATTTAGGGCCGGAAACGGTGCCGCCATTTGCAAAGCCAAAACCAAGTGCTTTGGCAAAAAGCTTAAGAAAGCCGCCGCCTTTTGCTGCTCCGCCTGCTGCTCCGCCTGCTGCCCCGGCTGCTGCTCCGCCTCCTGGCAATGCAAGCATAATCGCCTGAAATATTGCCGCCTTTGCTGCTGCAAGTGCGATGTCAATAGCTAATCTTTTAAACATATTCCCCAATGCCTCGCCCATACTTTGACCTTGCTGCATAGCAGTAAATAAGCCATTTAAGCTATTTATTGCAACATTTGTAAGATTGTTGGCTAACTCTTGTTTTTTTAGATTTTCATCATTTATATCCGATTGTGCCAATAACACCTGATTCAATGCCGCATTTCCATCGGTAGTAAGCTTCAGATTAGTCAGGTCTTTTGCCTTATCTCTTTCCGGCATTATGGTACCCAATGCGCCCTGCCCTTGCGCTTTGATACGGGCATCACGAAGGCGATGGAAGATGGCGATTTGATTTTCGTATTCTGCATTTAATTCTTTAACAGAATCAATCGTATTTTTAATGCCTTGATTTGTTTTGGTAGTACCCTCTGTTAATGGCTTTGTTACATTTTCATCATAGGTTTTACCCAAATTTTCAATTTCTGCATTTAATTGTTTAACTCTTTCTTTGTTGGTATTTAATGTATTATTTAATTGTTTATTTATTAATAAAAACTGAGCTGCCATTGATACAGTTGAAGGGGTATATTGCATTCCTGACGTAGTACCAAAATCAAACTTTGCCGGGCCTTTGATTTTACTTCTTTCTTCTGCTGCTAATGCTTGCGCTTCAGCATCTTTTTGTTCTAAATCTAATATTTCAGATTGCTTTGCTTGTATTTTTAACTGTGCTGCCCTTGCTTTTGCTGCTTTGACAATGGCTACTGATAATTTTTCATAGGCATCTGCCGCCTCTCCGGCTAATAATTTTTCATCTGTAACATCTTTCAAATATGCCCCCATTTCATTTCTTAGGGTTTTTATCGCGTTGACTCTTGCTTCCATTGGAAGATTGGCATTGGAAGCAGTACGGAACAATAAATCTAACTGCGTTTTTTCTTTGGCAAGTGAATTAACATAATCTTCATTTGCCTTTGCAGCATCTTCAGTTGATTTCTTTGCTCCATCCAATCCTCTTGTCCATGCCCCAAACCCCAATGAAGCAAACTGCAATCCGGCAACAAGTGCAGAAATACCCAAACCCAAAGCTCCGGCAGCCGGGAGTATATTTGTCAAGTTGTTGGCAATCGCATTAAATCCATACGGCAAATCCTGGATAACACGGGAAAGACCGGTGAAGTCCTTACCCATCTTTACTACCTTGCCGCTTGCCTTAACAGAAGCAATCTCAACACCATCTAATGACTTTACTGTCTGTTGTAATGCAGCAAGTGCCTCTTTATTGTCAGCCGTTATCCGTATCTTAAATGCTTCTTCTGCCATTTCTTAAAGTGCTTGTGATAGTTTTTTCATATTTTCTATGAACTGCTCCTGTGATAATTTAGGCCCTCTATCCGGTAGTTCATCCGTTGACAAAGGTAAGAATTCCGTTATGTCTTTTCGCCCCTTCGTTTCCGTATTGGTGCAGTAGATGACATAAGCTATTAACCGTGTCCTTTGCCACTCTGCCAACTGCCTCGCTTCGTATGCCTTCCTGTATAACAAAAATTCTCGCCAAGTAGCCTCCCAAAAACCTTTTATGGTCATTCCGGCTTCCAAGGCGAGAACTATTACCTCATCCCAAGTCCTTTCCCTTAACTTTTTTTTTCTTCGGGCTGCTGCTTTTCTTCCGGTAGTTTTGGAATCATTGACTGCATAGTATATTGGATGAACTCCAATATCTGCGACCCCGTAAACTGCAATCCACCGCCTTCATCTATCAGCCGGCTTGCCTCCCTTTCATCAATCACCTTACCTGCTGCATCGCTGCCGGCCTGAACCATTGTGATAACGTGCTTAAAGGTCAACCGCTCCGAATCGTATATTTCCAGCATCTTACCTATCGGCATATTGCCGTTAAGTTCGCAGAATCGGTGCATGGCCCAATTATTCCAAACTAAAGAAACTATGCCCGAACTTGTTTTTAGTTCAAATGGCATAGATTAGTAGGTCTTTGTTTGAGTCAATGGAGGAGTAGCCACCTGAAATTCAGCATCGAACTTCATAGTATCCTTATCAGTTGCATCAAGTGAAAGCGAAGTAACAAAGATGTTACCGCTATACACGATGTCACCAGATACAGGGTTGGCAGGGCCGAAACGTGCAGGGCATTGCACTTTATTAGTCAGCATAAAGTACAAACGCTCATAGCTTTCACGGCTAACCGCACCGGCTTGATCGATTGCATGACCGGAACAGGAAATAGTTTGAGAAACTGAATCGCCAGGCAGTTGCAAATCTCCGCATTTTGAATCTGCGTCAATCGGGTCACGGGTTACTTCCATAGAGTTGGAAGTCAGGCACGCAACGGGCAGAAAAGAACCGTTCTGGTCAAAGTCAAGTTGAAGGATTATATCCCTCGCATTTACCATTGTGTAGGACATAGTATTATATTGTTTGAGTGATTACAAAGGTATAACGAATTATGACACGAAAAGTATTGCCAAACGGGTCGAGATCTTCCAAGTTGTTGATTGATGCCACCACCACATTTTTGCAATCCCACCCCGCCGGAAGTACCACGTTAGTATCGGAGTTGATGCCGGCCATTATCATATCTGCTAACTGCTCACCCCGTTTGAACCCGAATGAATCTGTTTTAGTAACGATATCCACGTTGGCGGAAATCTCATGGGTGTAACCTGTTTTATTATCTACCGGGGAAGCAGTCCGTGCAGTTACTACGATGTACTCATTTGCCACAATATCCGGCACCATCGCATCGTACACATCGATATAGGAGTATGCCTGTAGCTGACTGATAAGCCACTTCTTTATCTCTATGGCAGGGTTTTTCATTATCATTTCTTCAGCAAGTTTTGTATGCGCTTAATTAGTTTGGGTTTCTCCATTTCATAGGCAGGTATTAGATAGGGTTGGGCAGGTAGTCCGTTTTTAAGGATAAAGTATGCCATTGTTTCTGCTACTCTTAAATCTTCGCTCAATCTTTGGTTTGCATTTCCTATCCTTCGCTTTGATTTTACTTTGTACGTTCCTGCTAATTTTTT